AAATGGGTCGTTTGATCCTCCACTGCCACCTCCTCCACCACCATATCCACATCTTATTACACCATTATTATTAATAGTTGCAGCATATTCAACTCCTAATGCACTCGTACCATTTATTCCATCATCGGCATCATTAGAATTACCTTGATTTGCTCTACCACCATTACCACCTGCACCTGTCAGATACCCTGATGCTCCTATATCCACTTGTAATTCTGTGCCACTTGGCCAAACTCCAGTTCTAAGTGCAACATCAGTTATATCTCCATCTTGTTTACCACCAACAGTTTGATTCACGTTTACGAATACTTTTTTACCACCTTGCCAATTTTCTGCAGTCAGATTGTAATTACCATCAAGTGAACCAATAGGTCTCTCTCTAAATCCACCAACAACCGTCACTTTTGCCGATACATTATTATATCTCCAAGTCGCAGCCATTTGATTATCACCTTCTACTTCTTTACTTGTATCTGTTTGACCTTCTGGAAGGGTATAATAATCAACTACCATATTTAATTTTTTACCACGAAAATCACTAAACTTAATCTCACCAGATACTGGTATACCAGTGTCTAGTGGTAGATTTGTTAATGTACTTCCAGATGGTGAAGCATTTTGAAAATCAGGATCATCTCTGCGATATCTTCCTAAACGACTATCACCTCTATCACCAAATTCTGCTCGAATTTGACCAAAAGATATTGAACTTCCAACGCCTGGTAATGTCATTATGAGTCAACCGCTGTAGTGGTTCCAATTCCGACCCATCCCCCACTGATATAAACTTGTAATTGATTTCCATCTGTATTATAAATGAACGCACCAGTTTCAGTAGCAAGTCCAACTCTTTGGGTAGTGGTAATTTTTGGTGGAAGCATAAACATTTTGTTTGCAAATGCTCCTGTAATATCTTTTCCAGCATCAGCAAAATCAACTGCTGATTTGGCTAATGTTGTCCCTACACCAACTATGGATGAGACTGTTGCACCAGTATTAAATAAAGAATTTCCAAATGTATCATCTGTTCTGATTCCTAAATTACCAGTGGCAGACACAAAAACTCTATTGTTACCTGAATTTATTTCAACTGGGTTAGAACCAGCATTTACGTTGACACCTACTTTATCTGTTTTTATTGAAGTCACAGTTGAAACTCCAGCAGAAATATCGTTGAATGTAGATATTCCTGATGTTGCGTTCACATTACCCGTTAGATTACCTGTGAGATTACCAGTGACATTTCCTTCAATTGATCCTGTTAGTGATACATCACCAGCAATAAATATATCTCCACCAAAAGTTGCACCAGCTGATATTTTAGCATCACCCTGTACGTGGAGTTTATGTGTTGGCAATGTTATACCAATACCTAAACTTCCACCAATTCCAGTTAAGGTCATCAACTGAGCATTATTAAAACCTTTATGCCAATGGAAATTGCCTGAATTTGATAAATCGTTTGCATTAATATAATAGTTAATATTTCCACTATCAGTATTAATTAAATCTAGTGACCTTCTTGTACTATATGGTGCAGAACCACTCTCGTTACCATATCTCAATGATCCAAAGTGTGATGATAAACCAGACGCACCACCATTTAAACTCGCAACATCTAATTGTCCGTAAACTGTAGCACCTACTCCACTAGTTTTAAATTTTACTTGATTACTATAATATAAATCAACAGATGTTTGCCTGAAAGCTGCTATTGTCTCTGATAATGAAACTGTGCCAACGTAAACGGCACCAGCAGTTTCAACAGATAAAGAATAAGGGCCTGTTTTTGTATGTCTTATGACACTATCATTACCTGCGAATATTTGTAAATTATCATTAAATATTGCTTTTCTATTATAAGCAAAAAATACAGTAGTTCCAAATCCGACTGTTGCACCAGTTCCTACGGTTACATTACCACCGAACGTTGAGACACCCGTGACATTAAGAGTTTCACTAATATTGGTTACATCTAATTCAGTTCGTTTCTCTACATCTAAATTAGCATTTATATCAACAGCAGAACCGAATGTTGTGAGTCCACTAACATCTACACTAGAATTAATATCTACAGCATTTCCAAATGTTGAAACACCAATTACATCTAATTTATGTGCTATCAAATCAGTTGTTGTCGTAAGACCAATAAAACTAGTAATGCCTGTAAATATAGAATCTCCAAGAACATCTAATTGAGTTGTTGGTATTTCACTACCAATACCAATATTGGTAGTAGTAGACAGTCCACCAGCATTTGCGATAAATCCTTCTGTTGCAATCGCAACTATATTTGTAAGACCTGATGCATCACCAACAAATTTTGTAGCAGTAACAATTCCTGAAACTGAATCAACTTTTATATTACCTGCTGTTATCACTCCACTTACAACTGCTCCAGATAAACTTGTTATCCCTGTTATACTTGCATTGCCACGAACATCTAAACGTTTTTCTGGTATTGTAGTTCCAATTCCAACCAATCCAACAGAGTTGACAATAAAATTACTATCATCGACCTGAACACCGTTTCTAAAATTAAATGATTTGGTATAATTTGCCATTACCTTTTTAGTTATTTATTTGTTTTCAAGAGAGTTGACTTTAGAAGTTAATTCCTTAACTGCCTCAATCAAAACAGGAATCAATCTGTCATAACGAACTGCTTTCACACCATCACCTCTTGTGATTGTAACACCAGGTAATCCAAGTGCCTCAATTTCTTGAGCAAGTATACCAGTGTCCTTTGTACCATTTTCATGTGGTGTCAGTCCTGTATTCCAAGTAAATGTATTACCACTAATACTATTAACCATGTCAAGTGCATTTTTTATGGGTGATATATCTTTTTTAAGTGTTATATCAGATGAACTAAATGCAATCACATCACCAGTAAATGTACCTGATCCTGTGACCGTAATACCAGTTGTGTTAACACGCAACCTTTCATTTTCGTCACTGCCAAGTCCACTACCAGTATGAATAGTAAGTACGTTTGCGGATGGAACTCTAAATCTTGGACCTCCATTATTTAATTCTATTTCTGGGTTTGCAGAGGTGAGTTGTATGTTACCATTGTTTGTCAACTGTCCAGTGATAGTTAAACCAGATGTAGTAGCTGCTGCTCTAACTGCATCACCACTGTCTAATAATTGTGAATTGTTAAGACCATCTAACCCTGATCCATCACCACTAAATGATGTTGCTGTGCAAACTCCTGTTATAGAAACTCCTGCTCCAGTGGTTCTTAATTTTTCTTCTCCCTCAAAATACAATTCTACTGAAGAATCTTCAAGAAACTTTGCGTTTACTTTAGTACCAGCAGGATTTTTTATTTCAACTGCATTACCAGCAATTATAAGACTACCAGTTCCAGCATCTTTAATAACACTATTACTACCTGAGTGAAATATTTCTAAATCTCCATCATTACCAAATTTTATCGCAGCATCATCAGGAAGATTAGCAGTTTTTGCAATTCCCACACCACCAGATATTATGAGTGATCCTGTTGTTGAACTTGTGGAATCCGTTGTTGTTTTAACTTTAACTGCATCCTTAAGTTGAACTTCATTGTTAAATGTAACAGGTCCATCAAATTCAGATAATGATGTCTTGGATTTGCCACCCTCAACCACAAGTCTTTCTTTAATTGTTGATTCATCAAATACAACACTTAATCTACCAGGATTTTCACCTGTAACTGATGGTATTGGAGTATCGAAGGATGTTTCCTCACCAGTAAGTGCTGACTTTTTCTGGTTTCCAATATAGAAATCACCTTTGTTGTTCATTCCAGTGTAAACAACAGCACCACCTGCTCTTTCCTGTGACTGTGATAGGAACTCTTCCTTCTCAGAAATTGTTTTGACCTGAACTTGTGGGAGTGCAGTTGAATAGTTACCAGGACCATAACCAAGATATTCAAATGTATGACCTGATGCTCTTAAAATTGATGGTCGATTAAATTGAATTGGGAACGGTTTAATTTTCTTAACAAGTGATCCAGTTGCGTGATTTTTGATAACCGTACCAAAAACTCCACGAATTACTGAAATTTGATCTTTATTAACTCCAAGTAAAGTATTTGTAGATACTCGAAGTATCTCCTCATCAATTAGTAAGTATGATCCATATGGGAATCTTTGAAGTAAATTATGTGTATTCGTAGTATTAACAGTAGCAATTCCAACACCTGATCCCATCTGAGCACTTAATTTTGCATGTTCATTGTCAAATAATTCTACACCACGAATTGATAAATTTTCTTGACCAGAATCTGATACACCGTCATTTGCTGATAATCCATGTTTAAGTATAAATCCATTATCAACACTTATATCGGATGCTAACTCAAATGTAAATGTTGTGACACCAACTTTTGTTTTAACAATATATGAACCTTGGTTGACATTTGATGAATTATTCAATTGGAATCTATTTCCAGCAACGAGTCCATGAGGTTCAAATGTTGTGATAGTTTTTAACCCATTTGAGAAACTTTCAGTATCTACCTTAGATGATGGACTAACTGTAAATGCATATTGATCTGATATAGGATCAACATCTGCACCTGTTTTATGAATTGTAATCTGTTTCTTGTCGTTTACTTCTTTTAATCTAAAATATGAGTCGGATGCTGTTCCTACACCTGTAAATTGAATAACTAAATCACTCGATACACCAATGTTTCCTGATGTCAAACCTGCACCAGAGACATTACCATCCAAAATTGCCACTCCATTACCAGCACCTATTTGATTTACATCAAAATATCCTTTATTTCCTGCAGACCAACCAGATCCAGCATTTGTAATTTCAAATGATGTTACTGCACCGTTGGAGACTATGACATCAGATAATGTTCCATTCCATGTAGAATCGTTTTGAGTAGTACTGTTGAATACTTTTACATTACGATAGGTTGCCACACCAGAATTTGGTGTATAGTTTGCTCCACCAGAGTGAAGTGTAGCAGTCATTATACCCGCAAAATTATGTTCAGTAGTAAATGAAACTATCCCTGTTGTAGTATTGTCTGTGAATGAGAATAAAGGTTGACCTATTCCAATAGATTTAAGTAATTTATCATTTGTCTCTCTTGTAAGACTCTTTAAAGGATCGTTTGTAACTACCTGTCCCAAAGGAGATCTTACAGCAAAAGATTTAGATGCTTGGGGATTTTCATTTACATTATCTCGATCTAATTGAGGATATAAATCAACTACATTTTGACTATAACTTAAATTAGTATATTCCTCTTGAATGGTATTACTGGAATTAAGAGCAAATACTTGATAAACACCATCTTGTGTGGCATCAATATATTCTGAAACTAATGTATTTCTGAACAAATAAATATTTGATTTTAGATCAGTCCTCTCAAATCTAGGAAGAGATGTGTCCTCTATACTAAAATCATTTGTTGCAGAAGCACCTAAATTATCTCTTGTGGTTTCATACTCAAATGTTAAACTATTTGGTATATTTTTGACAGTAAATTCTCCATTATATCCTTTATTATCTTCACCCAAAGGACTACCACCAGAACCACCATCTTTAATATTTTTGATGGTAACCAAATCACCGATTTGTAAATTGTGAGGTCTCTCTGCTTGAATTGTGATGATATCTGTTGCATCATTGAACGTACAACTACTAATAAATCTAGGATTTCTTTCAAATTCAAAATCTGATCTAGTAAGAGCATCATTTTTAGTAAAATCAGCTGATCCTCGAACACCAGTTGAACTTGATTCTTGAATTACAAAACCGTTTTCTGGATTCTTTGAGTTTGAAATTTCTTTTGGTATTGCAAGTCTAACCTTATAAATTTTTTCATCAAGAGATCTCGTGTCTGAGACTCTTTTTACGAATGATGGTTCGGTTCTACCAGTGAGTGATGCAATACTTGTAAATATATTGTTTCCTGTTTGAACATTAATAAACCATTGTCCTTGATCACTATCAAATTGAACAGGATGTCCTAAGTCACCAGAATCTTTGTCACTGACACGACTTAATACTTTTAAATTTGTTCCTTTATATACACTGATAAATTCAGAATTATCTGCGTTAGTTTTTGAAGATGCTAATCTAAATGTGTTAGTAGATCCTGTAGGAACAATAGCAAAATATACTGTTTTTTCATCTAAATTTTCTGGTAAATCACCATCGTCACTGATAACAATTACCTTTTCACCTGTTGATAGTTTATGTGCTGATGCATCCGATGTTGTAAATAGACTTTCAGATGGTTCTCCGACCTCTATTGTTTTGACACTTGACAATGAAGGTGTGGCAGTGCCATCCTCCATCAAAATATTTGCTGATTTTTCTACACCAGCGATATCTACAAATAAAACATCATTAACTTTGGCACCAACTCGAAAACCTTGAGTGACTGATGGTGGCAATATATCTTCAGAGGTAAATCCAAACAAATATAATCTTTTATCATTATTAACAGTTTTTGTTTTATCAATATCTATGGTAACCCAATCAATATTTTCTTCAGATGAAGTTATTGCCCTTGGTGGTAATATGTGAGTAATAAAAGCTCGATCATCTTTTTGGAATGCATTTTTCTTAAATCCATCTGCTACAAGAGCTAATTGTCCGAAGTTTGAGTTAGAGTTTGTTATGGATGCATCAGCACCTGATTTTGCTTCAAAATGAACACCGTATCCAATCGCAAATACAGATACAATTTGTAATACAGAATCATTTGTTATTTTTACATGTCTTGTCTCCCATCCATTTCTATAAATTGCATCAGAATCTAAGTGAAATACTTTCTCGGTGTCAGTTGCAGATGATTCTGATGAAAGTCTTTCATCAAAAACTGGAGTTATGCTTAATCCACCATAATCTCTACCTGTCTTACTATATTTTACAAAAGCACGATCATCTTTCTGTAATGAAACTCCAGTAAATTGTGCAACAACCATTGAACGGAAACCAGTTGCCTTTGATCCATCGGCATGCATACCATTCATACCATAAACAGATCTTAACGATATGTTAAAGATATAAGGTGATGCTCCTCCAACTGTATCGGTTTCAACTGTCACAGTTGCACCACTTACATTAGAGGCAGTTGCTAATAACTCATCAGGAACATCATCAAGAGCATATGTAAACACTTTTTTATCAGTCGCGCTGACACTTGTTACCTTTGCTGAAATATTATATTCAAGAGGAATAACACCAGATATTTTAATTGGGGTTCCTACATCAAGATTATGATCCTGTTGTGTTGTCACAGTTACAACAGATGATACGTTTGATCCATCACCTGATATGAGACTTGTAATTGAAATTGGATCCGCCGCAAATGCACCAACAATTTCAAATTCAGGTCTTCTTGCAGCAAAACCATCAGTACTTGCAGGAAACTTGTCAACAATATTTCGATTCGTTGTTGCAGTACCATAAGCTAATGAAAGCTTATAGTAATACATATTTAAATCTGTTAATTCTGTTTGTTCATTTAAACCTACTCCATCTGCATATTCAAATACTGTTAATTTGTGGTGTGAAAAAGTAGGAGTGCTTAATTTACTGGTGAATGTTGTATTATCTGTATATACTAATTCATTCTCCTTTCCATCAAATACAGAAAATTGCCAGAAATAACAGGCACCTGTGATTCTAAAAATTGCAGAATTAGGAACTGATGGATCTGTTGGGTTTGGAACATATTTTGGAATAATTTTTGTTTTTCTTAAATCAAGTCCAACAATTGAAGTTCCTCTTGGAACAATAACTCCACCATGAACACTATTATATTTGTGTAAAATATTATCTTCAGCTGTAAGGTCAAACTTAGAGTCTAAATTTAAAGACAATGAGTCTGTTGAAACAGTTCCACCTGCTTGATTTAAAATTACTGCACTTTCTCCTACTTTTTTTATCTTGTATCCTGGTCTATTATCAATAATATGCTCACCAGGCATCAATAATATTGTTGTTTTTTCTGTTATATCGTTATTATTACCTTGAACATAAGAAAATCTTGCTGACTCAATCAGTGCCCTTTGAACGGTTTTAAATGGTGTTGCTTGGGAATTACCCTGATTTGACATCGCATCACTTGCATCTAAATCACTTGGACTTACATAAAGAATACGACCTTCTACGTTTTTTAAGAAATTATCTAACTTATTCAGTGGCATGACACAATAATTCTACTATGATTCTATGTTCTATTTATGTATTCAAATTTGAGTTAATTTCGTTCAACATAATACCAAGTCACAGCAACTCTTTTTCTACCTTCTTCAACCACTTGACCTGCATGAGGATAACACCAATTAGATGGGAAAATTAAAGCATGTCCAGGCTGTGGTTTATAAGTTTTATGAAGAAAAGATGTTCCCCCACCTTTAAAACCATCATTTAGATATACAATTACAGATATTTTACGATGATATTCTATTTGTTTCTCATGAGTCGCAGCATCATGATGAAATTTATATTCTTGTGATTTTTCATATTGTAATATTTGAATACCTTCTCTCCATGATTTTGTACCATATCCACCAGGCACTGGGTAAAAAGAAAAATTATGGTGAATGTTTTGAACTCTTCTTTTATATTCATCTAAACCTAAATTTATTTTATTATGAAAATTTATTGTTAGTTCATGTGATTCTAAAAGAGTAGTTCCAGAACTTGTTCTTATATTAGGATCAGATTTTGGATTGTCTGGTTCACTGTCACCAAATACGACGCTTTTTTCAAATTTAAGTGTATCAATATGATTGTTAAGTTCTTCAACCTCATTAGGCTCAAGAACTTTTATAACTTGTATTAGATCATTCATAATTTTTTCTCAACAAGAAATGGTTTCAGTTCAACATAATCAAAAACATAACATAAACCTTCTGTATGACCATTTAGTAATAATTTTTGAATACGATGTCTTCCATCTATCATACGATATTTGTCATTAAATGGATTTGGTGCATTTTCAGCAATTATGAGAGGATATTTTGTATCACAATTACGATATTTTTTACCTCCACAACAATAACAATTATCACCACTTTTCTTTGGATACAAGTCTTTCCCTTTCCAAGCAATGTTATCTAGTTTAATATTTTCTAACCTTTCATTAATTAACAAAGGCATTAAATGTTTTAACTCAATAACACTTTTTTGATAACCGTCTAATCTCCAGTCACCTTCTGTACTGGTTACACCTGCAACGTGCCATCTATTCATCATCTTAAATGAGATACCCATCCAGTTAATAAATATTTTCTTTCTTTAGGAGCAACTACACCTCTATGTAAATGTGTCCACCCTGCTGGCCATATATACATATCCCCTGCCTTTGGAATTAAAGTTTTATTAAAATGTAAAAATTCTGTACCCCCACCATCTTTAATAGTATTTAAATAAATCATCCAAGCAAAAATTCTATAAGGATTGTGGGGACCAGTTTCACAATGAATATGACTATAAACATTATTAGGTTCATATCTCATCAATTGTGCAATTTTATCTATTTGCCATCTATCAAGTTGTGTATCTATTAATGGATACTTTTTTTTATATTTATCAATCGTATCGTTTAAACCTATAAGTAAATCATCAGAAAACTGATGCACGTCAATTGCTATTTCAAGATCATTTAATCGTTTACTCCCTGCAATACCTTTTTCAGCAATAGATTCATTTTTATCAAAAAAATTTATTAAATCCTTACAATATTCTTTAGACAAGCAACCTGTATTTTTTAATATAAAATTATTAGTTCTCATGTGTTGTGGCCCATTCATCATCATCCCAACCTGACAGTGTAATGTTGTAAGAAACTGCTATCCTATCTTGTTTTGATTTATTAGGTAGCACCTCATGAATAACATGAGAAGGGAAAGTAATCATGTTTCCTGCTCTCGGTGTGTAAACATATGACTCGTGCACGTTTGTATCTGTTGTAAAGTTACTTACGTATGAATTAAGCTCAACATAAGCTTTAAAATTTGACGGACTAAGAAATTTTAAATTCCCAGAATTTTTTGGAGATTTAATCCAAAACACTCCAGACATATGTGCGTTTGGATGTGTATGAGCAGCGTTACAACAATTTGGACCATTAATCATAATCCAATATTCAACATTTACTTTTAAATGTGGTTTTAATGTAGTAAATACAGATTTTGCTAAACCTTTTCTTAAATGTACGGACATGGGGTTTTCATCATTAACATTAAGAATAGGAGAGTGCCAACCACCTCTATTTGATCTATGTAAACTTTTTGGATGTAATTTTTTTTGAGAGTAACAAAAATCTGTTAATTCTTTTTTTTTAAAATCTTCTTTGTCAAAAGAAAACTCGTGAAAGACTGAAGGGAATACCAATCTTGCCTGATAATTTTTTTTCATAACGTAACCCAATTGCGATCTTCAAAATGTTTTTCAAGTGTTGAGTTTTCATTGTCAGTAAAAGGAAAACTCACAGATAGTCTAGGAGTGAGTGAAATAGCTTCATGAGGATAATACCTTGGTATCCATATTGCATCACCAGGTTCCATAATCACATCTAATATTGGTTCTTCTTTCATATCTAATTGAATTTGTTTTTCAACAGTATGATCTTCTACTTCTTTCCATACTTTAAAATTAGTTTTACCTTCACATTGAACTATTACATTATGTTGTAAATCAAAATGAGCAGCAAAAGGGTGTTCAATTTTTGGATTCCGACACACATAGATATGTGCATCAGTATGTCTTTTATACTCATCTTCTATAGAACTAGCAAAGTTATTTAAATTTTTAGTTGCTCTTGACATGTCAGAAAAGTAAATAACTATCTCATCAAGTAATTTCCTTACTAAAGATGGAGGATAGGTATTATGATCTTTTATCCAACCAGGTGTGTACCATTCAAAAACTCTTTTTTGAGGATCAAGTAGTTTTACTCTTTTGTAAGTCATCAAAGGTCTTATATTTATGAGACCTGCCAGTTCTTTCCAAGTAAATAAATTTGGGTGATAATTTTTTTTATAATCAACTGGAAACTTACATTCTTTAAAATTGCTCATGTATAATAAAAAATCTATTCTTGATTAAATATCCACATATTATCACTTGTAGTGCCGATGCCTACTCCACTACTATTGTAAGTCATTCCTATACCCACTCTTGAATCAGTGCCAATTGCAACACAGGTAGTTCCAGTTGGTGGAGTCCAAGTTGAAGTATTACCATCCCATATTGATACGTTATAAACAATATTAGATGAATCAATCATTGCGTAATTTTGAATCATAATTGTTTTTTTTATATTATATCATATGTATAATTTATGTGCAACAGTATTAACTACCAATATATTCAAATATGTAAACAAAACCACCGTTCCCAGATTGACCATTGGTTGCGCTGGGTGATGTATTGCCATTAGCCCCTCTACCATGTTGTGCATCACCGTGTGCTGATATACCACCCCTTCCAGCTTCTCCAGTTCCGCTTTGACCGCTAGTACCATGTGCTTGTTGTCCTTGATGACCATTAAAACCAATACCTCCTTGTGCTTCAGCACCTCCACCACTACCAGTTCCTGTACCACTTGCACCACCACCACCATTTGCGGTTATTTGTCCACTCGATGTATTAGTATTATAACTTCCAGATGGTTGAAATCTAGAAAAATTACCAGTTGAACCTGCTCTAGATTGATGATCACTTGCTTGTGCGCCAGCACCACCACTACCTACGGTAACATTTCCAGTAAATTGTCCTGTTATATTATAATGACCAATACAATATCCTGCTCCACCACCACCACCAAATGGTCTATGGTCATTACTTTCTTCACCTGTTAATTCATTGCCACTACCACCACCACCTCCACCACCGATTACATGAACAGTTATATGTTTTGTTCCCGCAGTTGGAGTATATTGTGCATTTGAAGTGAAGGATTGCTGTCCTTGTGCTATATTTGTAAATCCTGATCCTGGTGGACCTGGTGGACCTGCAACAGTCGAAGCAGGACCTGGTGGACCTGCAACAGTCGAAACAGGACCTGGTGGACCTGCAACAGTCGAAGCAGGACCTGGAGGACCTGGTGGACCTGTTGGACCTGGAGTACTATTGATTGCTGTTGCCCTCGTATTAAATACTTTTATGAGGTAACACAATGCATAATATGGTGGTAAGTTACCATTAGCAGCAACTGCTGTAGGATCACCAGTGGTTCTGGATGACATGGAAGATTGGTGGTATCCTATCTGATAAGATTGTCCACTACCAAGAGTAATCGATGTAGTACTATCATTACCTGGGTTAAGAGCTATTTTAGGTAGAGTGTGAGCATGCTGTGCTACCACTGTCGCAGATCCACCAGTAGCAGCAGGAGAAACACCTGGATATGTAGTATCTCCACTACCAGCAGTGGCACCAACCACAAACTTATCTCTCAAATCTGGAATATTAAACGTGCTTGAACCGTCACCAGATCCATTTGTTGTTCCAATTGCAGTAAACAATGAACTATAAAATGATCTACTTACTGCAGATCCATCACATAAAAGATATCCTTGAGGAATATTACTCGATGCTCCTGCCCACATTAAAATAGTTCCTACTGGTTCTCCACCCCCTCCAGAAACTGGTAACCATTGACCGTTAGTTCTTACTTTAATAGCCATAATTTCTCTCTAACTATAAGGTGAATCACCAAGAATACTTGTGTCCCACTGTGCTTTAAGTTCTTCTACTGTTGTTGCTGTTGTTATACCAGCAGCGGCAGGGGCGTCTCTCAAAGCTTGTTTTTGGGCAACAATTGATGTAGTTGCAGCACCAACTTCAAGTGCACGTTGAAAATCAATGTCAAGAGCAACAAGTTTTGATTCCCTTGCATTTCTGATGTTTGTCTTATGTATTTCTCTGGCTTTCGCCATATCAATTCCAAATCCCATAATCGTTAAGGTGTATAAGTCCAAGCGTTCCTAAAACTTCGATCAGTAGGAACTTCTGATTTATTTACTATATATGATGCTTTTCCTGCTGGAACATCTTTTGCCTGTATCTGCTCAACAGTCAAACCACAATTATCTGAAGGAGTCATTACAGCAACCATACCATTATCTTGAATGTAAATTATTCTTTTATCAGAGTTTGCCATTTTTTTTATTTTTATTTATTAAGTGTTGACATTGGTTAATCTCCAAAAACAGCAGCAAAGAAACTATGACAATCTTCTATACCACCATCACCCTTATTTACCTCGACTCTAAAACTACTAACAATATGAGTTCCAGTCGGAACGATGACTGTTTTGTTAGGGTTTGTTCTTGCACTTTGTACTTGCTGAATTAATACGACATAATTCGTATTAGGCATATTTGTAGAAAAATTACATTGATACAGACCAACACTGACATCATCGACACTTGAAATATTAAAATCGTTTATCTTAGTTGCGTCCTCTCCATCACCAGTATCTCCAGTAAACTTAACCCAAGCTTTTGCTCTACCTTTTGAAATCTGTTCTGCTGTTGATGGATTAGCACCATTTGTATCTTGAATAGTTCCTACTTTAAGTGTTGACACAACTAATTACCCCCCAAAAACTGCAATATATAATTTATCTCTATCAACATACGCTGCATCAACATCTTCAGCTATTATTTTAAATCCTGTTGTTGCTATTTCTCTAACTTCAGCAGTAGCGTTGAGCTGTGATGTCATATTATTGTGACCCGTGGTGGCTACTACACAATAATTAGCATCAGCGAAGGCAGAAGTAAAAGTTATTTGATGTTGACCTAAATCTATATCTGTACAACTAGAAATATTAAAACTCCCATTAATAGTTTTTGATCCACCAGGACTTGTTGATGTTGATGTCTCAATATTAGCCCATGCCTTTACAAGCTGTCCTTTTTCAGTGCCAGAACTATTTTTAAATACTGGTGGTCCTGATGTGTTGCTTTGAACTGTCTGTGTAACTAGTGTACTCATAGTAACCTCCTAATATTATATATGCTATAAAATTGTGAACGTTGAACCACTACTGATTGTAAAAGTCACACCATTTGCAATTTCGTAAGGACCAAAAACTCCACCATTTTTTGATCCACTGGCAGGGAACGTGGTTGTTTGTGTCAGTGAAGTAGGGTTTTGAAAGAATTTAGTTGCTTCAAATATGTCTGATGTGGTTGTACCTGTATTGTCCTGATCTTCGTCTGCACCTGTTGTATCATACCATATATCTCCATCACAATAAGTTCCACCAGTTGCCTCGGTGCTAATGTATCGAGCTCCAAATGCATTACTTGCCGATGTAATTCCGATTGTACCTGAATTTACAGTAATCGGATTTGTACATGATCTTTCAGTAGAACCAACTTTATATTGTTTAACATCAACAGTTGCTCCCACTGTTGAAGAGTCAATCCAAGTTGGAGGAGCATCTCCATTACTTTTAAGTATCTGTCCCGATGAACCATAATTACTTGCACCGCTAAATGCAATTCCTCCGTTCATAGTGATGCGAAGTTTTTCTTTTGGTGTGTGAGTATTACCATCATCACCAACAACATTAGCCTTAGTGGTTGAAAAAACTAAATCATTAGATCCATTATTAGCACTATTTCTTATTCCAGCAATCGTAGCAAGGTATAAACTATTATTGGAGTCACTATTTGATGCAGATGTATCAAATGCAATACCTCCTCCACCACCAACAGTGTTAGATCCAGTTACCTGCATATGAATAAATGAAGGACTGGAACCCATTTCACTGAATATATGTAATGGATGTAGAGGATTATTAGTTCCGATGCCAACTTTTTCATCTACAACTACACGACCTTCAACTTTAACAACTGTCGGATTTGAGCTTGTTCCTTGATCTCCTCCAATTATAAATCCTTCAGTAGTGCCTGGTGTAATTGAATTATCAGAATGCTTATAAACAATATGACCAATTTGAGATACACTACTCGAATCACTGAAGAGTAATTTTGCTCCTTTCAAACTACCACTCAAACCTGAATCAGCACCAGTATTAGTATCTGTTCGGATTAACATTCCCTTATCACTTTTAACCTCAAAGTGAACATCTTTTGGATCAGTGTCTCTTACTGAAAGTGTGCCACCAGCACTCACTCGAACTGCTGTATGACTACCAGGAGTACCTGCAGCACCACCAACTTGAACTCTAAAATCACCACCATTACCTGGTAGCATTGATATTCGATCAATTAATGCGGTGCCAGTTTGACCAATCTCAATTACTTCAAAGTTTGGTGGATTTGCGTTTGCTGCTGATTTACTCTTTCCAATTAATTTTCTCTTACTGTTTACACTGTCATTAGTGTAAATGTAATCATTATTCTCAATCATCATCGCAACATTAGTTGGATCATTCTCAGTGCCAGAATCGACTGTTCCACCTGTGGCTATGAATGCAGCTGCGGTTATAATACCAGTTGTGCTTACATTAGTTACATCTTCATATGTTACTGTTCCATCGACAGTCAGATTACCATTAATAGTAGTTGCTTTTTTTAACGTAATATTACTTGTATTAAAATTAGCAATTTCTTGATCATTTGCCCATATTTCAAGTTGTCCATCACCATCTTGTGCAATACCAGTATCATTATCACCAATAACTAAGAAATGATCTACAGTAGAGTATAATGTTCCTGATGTTTTTGGAGTAGCATTTACTCCAATATTACCATTAACATCAATCATAAATCTATCGGTACCATTAACAAAGACTTTAAATGTAGTGCTCGAACCAACAGCACTTAGTTGAAATTCTTTATCGGCAACACTTACTTGTCCATAATGATTTCCGTTATATTTTAAGTTTAGATTTGTATTATTCGCACTACCTCTATCAAATACCGCTACTGGATTACCACCTCCAGTTACCGCAAGAGTTGATCCATCAAAAGTTAAGTCTGACTCACCCTTTATTGCTGATGCACTTGTTGCTGTGATAATTCGATTATTTGCACCATCTGTAATTGGTAAACCACCACTAAAACTTGTTGCTCCAAGTTGACCTGTACTTGCGTTGAATGTTAAACTTGTATTGCTATGTGGAGTTAGATTACCTGATCCTGATGCTTGAACAAATACGGGGAAACAAGTAGAATCACTACTCTGATCCGTCATGGCTAATTGACTTGCTGCTCCCGTTAATGTTCCTGTTAAAGGACCTTCAAAAGCGGTTGCTTTGACTGTTCCATTTACATCTAATTTTTGTGTTGGAATTGTGCTGTTGATACCAACATTACCAGTATCAGCTCTAAAAACAAATCCATTTGATGTAGTAGTTCCACCGTGTTTTATATCAATTCCAAATCCATGATTTCCACTCAGATTATCAAAATACCCAAAAGCAATTCCATAATCACTATCGGTCATTCTACTTCCTATTTTAAGATTAGTAGATCCACTTGCATCATGAAGTTCTAGTTTATATCCTGGATTAACAGTTCCGATACCAACATTACCATTTTCATCAATCAGAAAACGATCTGCTGGAGTTATTGTATTTGATCCTGTGCGAACTAAGAATTGATTACGAGCAATACGTACGTGTTGTGTAAAAGCTCCTGTTCTATTAGTTTGAGCATAATCACCAAATTCAATATATTCATTTACACCAGTAGAATCAGAGTCATCAGATGTAGATATTCTTAAATATCCAGCATTACTAGTACCTTTCCACTCAATATGTGCATCATCATTTGCAGCAGTACCAGGTCCAAATTTTATTCCACCGTCTGTTTTTCTTATTTCTAAAATTCCATCAGCTGCGTCATATCTAAGATTATCATTTGTCTTGATGCTTTGATTACCTGTTGCTCCATTTGAAAATGTTATATATCCGTCAGCATCAGAAGTATCATCTGCCAATGATACTTTAGCAGCATTCGTTGCATTTGTAATTGTACCACTAATTGTTCCACTTATACTGGTGGCTTTTAAAGTTCCAACAGCTAATGTCGTATTATTACCCGTAAGTGCATCTGCTCCAGTTGGATTTGTAGTTCCGATACCAACATCTCCAAGAAAATGTCCACCACCAGAAGACTTTAAAAAACCTATCTGAATTGCAGAGTTTCCAGTAGCCTTTGCTGTGCTATCAGAAACAAAGTTCCATGTTCCACCTGTTCCATAATTTGAAGCATCACTATGCCAAATATGATCTATGTTACTTGATCCACCATGATTAGAGATCAACATATTATTTTGGAAATTAATATCTCCACTAACACTCAATTTTTGTGTTGGATCTGTAATTCCAATACCAACTTTACCATCTGATTTAATAGTTATTTTTGCATCGTTATTAGTTAATAACAATAAATCATGATTAGAATAAGCACCCATTCTAATATTTCCACCAGCATCAGAGCATCCTATGATTGCCCTATATTGTGGAGAAGCATAAGTTCCTTGTGTATAGAGATTGAGTGCTGCACCACCTAAATTAGCATGATTTCTTAAGTACATGTTTGTTACAGCACTTGCAGAGTCACTGTTGATATCGAGAATATCAATAGGATCATCAGTTCCGATTCCAACATTACCAGATGATGTGATGCGAAGTCTTTCTGCTACACCATCAGTTGTAGCTGTTTTGAATACAATACGACCAGGCATAACATCATTACCTGGAGTTCCATCCACTTGCATTTCAATTTGTGCTGCCTCTTCAAAGTTATTTCCATCAGAACCAAAACCTTTGAGTGATAATAAGACATCATTATCTTGAACAATTGTATGACTACCTACCGATGCATTGCGTGACTTAGATCCAGAGATACGAGTGAAATCACCATCATTTCCAAATACAGACATGATGAGAGAAGCATCCATATCTGTTCCATTAATATTAAGACCACCAGCTATTGCATCACCGTCTTGCACTGTTGCTGTTCCTCTTTGAAGTCTTCCACTTGTACAATTAATATTACCAGCAGAACTTAAAGTGCTTCCATCAAAAGTTAAATTTGCTTCACCCTGTAAAGTATTTGCACTAGCAGCCGTTATAACTCTATTATCTGCACCATCAGCAATAGTTACCTTAGATGCTTCACCTGTTACAGGACCTGTTATATTACCAGCTTTTAAATTTCCAACGGCTAGTGTTGTGTTATTACCCGTGAGTGCACTTGCTCCAGTTGGATTATTAGTTCCGATTCCAACATTACCACCCGATGTAATACGGAATAACTCTGACTTTGTTGCTCTTACATTACCAGAGGTTCCTTGACCTGTTGAACTACCAGACACAATTTTACCAACAGTGAAATCTGAATTTCCAGAATCTATAGCCTCACCAGCAATATACATACCTGCTTGCTGAGAAGTATTGTTAAAATTTGGTGCTAATGATATGTTTACAGAGGCACTAGAATTACCATATTTACCAGTAAAACCTACCCAATGATCTTCACCGTCATCTAAATTAACTTGACCCCAAGCACTCAACCATTTACCAACAGGTTGATAGTATGTATTTCCATCAGAATGAGAATAATCACCACTCTTATTGATAGTTAATCCATTTACTACTAATTCTTCATTAATTCCAACAAAACCATCTGATGTGATGCGAAGTCTTTCTGTTACTCCAGTATACTCAGTAACAATAAGTTCTTTTATTTGTAATTTGAGTCCTTGATTATTATTATCACTAAAAATAGTTGGACCATCTGTATCATGATACAGTTTGAAATCCTGTGATGCTCCAAGAAAAAGTGCTGCATTACCCCCATCTCTATTAATTTGAACTTGGCCAGATGATGTGATGCGAAGTTTTTCTGTTGCTGATGATGCACCATCATCAGTTGTTTTGAAAACTATACGTCCTGGTTTATCATCTGTTCCGTGATTTAAGTCCGCAACAAATTCAATTGCAGAAGATTCTTGTTGTGTTCCGTTACTATCATTTCCAGTTATTCTTAATGCACCAAGAACTTGACCTGCTGAAACTGACGTATCATTTCTATGTAAAACTAAATTTGGACCAGCATTCGTCTTTCCATTAACCTGAAGCATTGTGTTGGTATCATATACAGTTGCTGTATTAATTCCAATTCTACCGTCTGACTTAATGCGGATTCCAAGAGTCGCAGTAGTAGTTACAGCAGCACTACTACCAAAAACAGGTCCAATATGAATATCTCTATTATGATTACCAATTACAAGACCAGAAGCATTCATTCCACTCATCAGTGCTTCGGTGATTGCTAGTATTGGTTTATCGTTTGTTTGATCATTATATCTTGTTGCATATAAAATATTTTCTGCAAGAGCATCGTGCTGAACATGAAGTCTTCCATTTATATTACTTATCTCATTGATTCCAACTTTACCATCACCTTGAAGATACATTACATCTGTCTGTAATTCATTATTACCACCAACGGATCCTTTATGTAAACTAAATTTAAGATAATTATTTGCAGCAGTTGCATGATGTAAACTATAAATTGAATGATATCTTATGTCAGATTGCGGATGATCTATTCTACCAAATCTTATATCCTCTCCCTGTGTATTATATGCTTCTGTTCCTAATCTTAAAGTTGGATATTCACTACCATCACCCCATACATCTAATTTTGCATTTGCTACTGTACTTACAGTTCCGATACCAACCTTACCATCAGATGTGATGCGAAGTCTTTCTGTTTGTGCAGCATCAAAATTGGAAGTATAAAATACCAATCCTACTTTTCTATTATATCCAAGATTATCTTCAGAAACTCCATATATTGATGCAGATTTGACAGGATCATCTCCAAAATTTAGTGAGGTAACATCAGTTGTATTGTTTGCACCAGTGAATTGAATACCAAATCTAGCACCACTATGATTTGTTGATGCAGGATTCTCACCATATGGCATTCTAATAATGATAGAATTATTAACAGTGCTTGCATTTCCAAAGGAACTGACATTATCAATTGTTGGTCGAACTAATAAACTATTTCCAACAACATCTAATCTCCTCAAACCATCGGCAGTGCTGCCGATACTAACATTGCCATCTGATTTGATGCGAACTCTTTCATTACCAGCAGTATTAAATACTATATGATTATCAGTTGCTGACACATAAGTACCAATTATAGAGGGTCTATCACTACTTCCTTCAGTTCCAAATATAATTCCATCACCTGAGTTAGCAAATTTTATGTGATCACGTGCTGTAATAACTCCAACCGAATTAATATTAGTTACATCATCATAAGTTACTGTTCCACTAAAGTTTGCATTAACAGCAAATATATCGTTCCATCTATCACTTGAAGATCCTATATCTTGACTAGTTCCACCAGGAAGTAAATGTCCACTTGTGTTGATATTAAGTCTTTCTATAGAAGTACCACTAGTATTTTTGGTAAAGAATTGCAAAACTCCACCACCAGCAGATTCTGCTGCTTTTATTTGACATGCTTGAGTAACATTATTTGCTTTAAAATCAATATGAGGATTATTGTTTGTTCTAGTAAAAAGAATACTTGTTGTACCATCTGTAACATCTAATTTTGCTTGTGGATCATGAGTTCCGATACCAACATTACCACTTGTATTGATGATCGCACGTAAGTTAGAAGATCCAGTGCCACCTGTATAGAACTGCATCCCAGTTGATCCACCACCACCTCGATAATTAATTTGAGCTTGATTGCCCTGATTAGTTGCCCAAATAATTGAAGCAATATCACCACCAGTAGATGCTCTGAATAATCGAATTGATGAATTATTATCAGTTGGCTCTTGTACTACTAAAGTATTTGATGGTGATGTACTGTTAATACCAACTTTACCGTCTGATGTGATGCGAAGTCTTTCATTAGATTGACTTCCATCTGATGTAAATATTGCATACATTGAATCAATGTTTGCGTCTGTTGCACCAGTTGGAGTGCTTGTTGATCCAGTATTCTCATCATTTCCTTCCCATGTACCAATAGAAACATCAGCCATACATTTGGTCATGGCGTAACCACCGTTATACTTAATCCAAACTTCAGCTTGATTATTATTAGTTACCTTATATGCTACTTTTTGAATACCATTTCGACTATGAGAAATGCTATGAAAATGACCATGCATAGTGTTATCAGCAGCAAACGCAAGATAAATTATTGACTCACCAGCATTATTTGTGCCTGAATCAAATGTCGAAGTACCAAAAACTGTAATTTTTGCTCTACCTGCTGTGCTAAAACCTTTCCAAGTACCAATTTTAAAATAATTACTAGTATTTCCTGTGTGTTGTCTACCACCTACATGAGTACGAGTTAATGCAGTTCCACCATCTGCTTTGATGCGAACCCTTTCTTTTGGTCCTGAACCACCTTCAGTAAAAAAGGTCATGTACTTGGTATTATTATTTCCACTTCCGTCTTTTGCTCTTAAACTAATTTCACCATCTGTGGTATCTGTATGAACCGCAAATTGTGTTCCAACAACATCAACTATAAAATTATCTTGGTCGTCTGTTCCTGTAATAGATGTAATGCCTGATGATGTGATGCGAAGTCTTTCTGTGAATGCTGAACTTGTTGAAGCAGCAAATACTAAATCCTTAGATTCAAAAGATGCAATATTTGTTGCAGTTCCTTCTGCATTTATTTGTGCAACTTTTGTGCCACTATCTTTGAATTGAATTGCTGGATTAGTGGCATGATCAAGAGTTAAAAGACTACCTGGATTATCAGTTCCGATACCAACTTTACCTGCATTATTAATAGTGAGTCTTGGTTTTGTTATTTCAGTTCCACTTTGATCTTGTGTATAAAATTCAATTGCTGTAGGTGAGAACCAATCATCTACTGTTGACCAAGTTCCATCTTGTCTTACTCGTAAACTTGCAGCAACATTAATGTTATTACTTTTCTTTGCCTCGAATTCTATACGACCAATTTCTTCCGTTCCTGCACTTGCTTCTAATGCATTTGTGCTTTCTATTCTTAATTTTGGTTTATCTCCTTGTAAATGTAATAAAGTATCAGGATCAGTAAGTCCAATACCAACATTACCATTAGCATCATCAATCGTTACTGTTACTGTATTATTAGATGCAGCATTGCGTAAGAATTGAAGTTTACCATCTGGAGTAGTCCTTATCGCATTATGTTCTCCTCCATTACGAATCGTAATATCACCAGCTACATCAAGTTCTGTTGCTGGAGTTGAAGTTCCGATGCCAACTTTTTCATCTATGAGTGCACGACCTTCAACTTTAACAACCGAAAGAGTTTCACTTCCTCCGATTATGAATCCCTCTTCAGTGCCTGGTGAAACTTCTCCATTACCATGTTTATATTTGATGTGACCTATTTGAGCATAATTACCATTTGCATAATCACTAAATTTAATCTGAGCACCATTGGTCGGAGAATTAGAACTTGATTTTATAAAAATACCCTCATCATTTATAAAAGTTGTAACACCAATGAATCTTGATGATGCGTTTACAGTGAGAGAATCTGAAGAAGCATCACCTAAAGTTGTGTTTCCATTTACAGTTAAATCGTCTGTTATTGTTAGACTTCCAGATGGAGTTATAGTTCCTTGTATATTTGCATGAACTGTTTCAGCGTATATGTTATCCCACTTAGCATCACTTGCTCCAATATTTTGTCCAGTTCCAGCTCTTAATAAATTTCCATCTGAATCGATTGTAAGTTTTAATGCCTGTGCGGTACCAAATTTTAAAAATCTATCATTTTGTTCATATCCTATGAATCCATCATATCTCGCATTACCACTTGTAGCATCTGAAAAATGAATTAAACTTTGTCCACCTGTCGTACTAACAAATGTCATTCCACTATCTGCCTCACCTGTATTTCCAATAACTAAATTAGATGCAGCATCTAATTGTTGTCCTGGATTATCAGTTCCGATGCCAACTTTACCATCTGCTTTGATAGTAAGTCTTGTAGGATTTCCTGTTCCAGTTGTAAATAGTAAATCTTGATTATCTGTTCCACCAGATTTTATATGTGGTGAGGCACCTGAAGAGGCAAGAAATGCCAGTGGAAAACCAGATTTTACATATATTCCAGAATTGTCTGCATATATTCTACTAGAACCACCAGTATGTAAATCAATTTTGTTATCAGTAAATACTATCTTTGTATCTGTATCATCTATATGAGCTATATTTTCTCCTACATTAATATCAGTTGCTCTGACTGTTCCATTTACATCTAATTTTGTTGATGGTGAATCAGTTCCGATACCTACATCACCATCAGATGCGATGCGAAGTTTTTCACTAAAATTACCGTCAGTATTTCTTGATTGAAAAATGAGTTCAGATGCATAATTAGTTGAACTATTAAGGCAAGCAATATTGAAAATTGCTGCAGCACCATTATTTCTATCTGCCCTTAATTGTATTCCACCATATATGTTATCTGCACCCTGTTGATTTCTGGCTCTAAAGTGTGGGGTTATACTAGTTGTTGATGTATATGTATCACTAAAACTTGAATTTGCTTCAACCAATCCACCTGAATGGATGCGAAGTCTTTCTGTTCCATCTTTTTTGATTGTAAAATCAGCATTTGACTCTGCATTTAATCCATAAGTAACAACACCTGGATATTGAATACCAAATGTCTGTTCAGTAGAACTTATATTATCAGATGCTAACAGTTTATAAGTATAACTTCCTGCTACTGCTGTGGTATTATTTACAATTACATTACCACCATTAAAATAGGTATCACCATCACTGCTTATTTGAACAGTTCTTGTTCCATCAGCTTTTTGAATGTTTATAAAACCTTGAACAGTTCCTGTTCCTATATCAACTTGTGAACTAGCACTTGCTTCTTGAACCGAAATTATAGGATTAGCCCCATATACAGTTAGTTCCTGACTTGGATTAGTGGTTCCGATACCAACATAACCATCTTCTGTGATGCGAAGTCTTTCAACCGCTGCAGTATGAAATACATGTTCTCCTTTTCCACCACTTACAGAACCACCAGCATTATAGTTTAAGTCATAAAGATTACCAACATGAAATCCATAATGATTATTTGTTGTATTATATAAAGAAAATCTTGTCGCAGCTCCTGATGTATATGCACTGAATAAATTTGAAAGTTGAATGGTTCCATCAGATGCGATACGAAGTCTTTCATCTCCTCCTGTTTCCGCTGTGATTGTATCAGCAGCAGGAAATCTTATCTGTGTATTATCATCTCCTAAATGAAATATTGAATCTGCAATTCCAACACCAGCATTAAATGTAGAAGTTGCATTAACGGTCAAACTATCACCAGAAGCATCACCTAAAGTTGTGTTTCCATTTACAGTTAAATCGTCTGTTATCGTTAGACTTCCAGATGGAGTTATAGATCCCTCTATGTCTGCGTAAACTTTATTAGCGTATATGTTGTCCCACTTAGCATTACTTGCTCCAATATCTTGACCAGTTCCACCTCTTAATAGATTTCCATCACTATCAATTTTAAGTTTTTCTGTATCACTTATCTTAAATGAGAGAGATTCACCAGAACCTAAATCACCACCATTATCAACATTTATTTCAAAAGAACCATTATTGCTTTGTAGAGTTGTGGAATGAGTATTATCTTTAAATATAATACCAGCACCAGCATCACCACTTTCAAATTTTGCTACTAAATTTTCTGTGGCATGATATACGTGAAGTCTTTCTGATGGAGCAGCAGTTGCGATACCAACACTACCTGCAAAATATGCTGTTCCATCGGTTTTAATCCAAGCATTATCAACAAGAGTTGCTCCTGCTGCTGCTATAAAAGCATAAGATGTAGCTGCACTATCATAAGGATCCCATACTTGAAATCCACCAAAAGGACTTGAGTCAGTTCTATAATCAAATACATTACGAACTACAATTCCTGTTCTTGCTGAGACTGATCGAATATCAATGTTAGCTGCAATATTTCTTCCACCTGCATTAAGGTTAGCAGAAAAAGCTCCAGCAGATATAACAGCCGCACCGTTAAATGTTGAAACACCAGCAACCGTAAGACTTCCAATACCAGCGTGTTCATTGTTTTTGATATCTCCATCTATATGTAATTTGTGTTGTGGATTATCAGTTCCGATACCGACATTACCATTTGAATCTGTGACCAGCACGGCTGTGGCAGTTCCAGAATCAGGATTCCCGTGTGCGATTACAAGTCCATTACTATCATTATCATTTGTATCATATATTAAATTGATTCCAGAGATAGAAGCAAGAGTTACATAGTTAGAACCAGTCACTCCCAAAACTCCTGGATCATTGTCATCATCAAAGTCTAAAAATGAATTAGATGGAAATTGTCTGGTTGCAATCTTATCGCTAACATAAATGTCACCATTGACATGAAGTTTTGCTTGTGGATTATCAGTTCCGATACCAAGTTTACCATCTTTATAAATCAATCCTGTGCTATCAACTTCTACACCATCATAACCATCAGTTGCACTACCAAAATGAATATAATGAGTTCCTGAACCTGATGTATCATCAGTTATGTCAATAGTATTTGCTTTATCAATCGCAACACCAGTATCAATCGTTCCTTTAAACGTTCCAAAATATTCTTCTGCGTCAACTCTTCCTCTGTAACTAACACCAAAATTTATCGTTCCACTGTTGTTAAAAATTGATATTGCTTTATTTGTATCTGTATCCTGAGTAGAGGTTGCACTGACTGCGATTCCAGTGGGAGTTCCTGTACTAAAAATTTCTAGATCATACCTTGGGGTGGTTTGACCAATACCTATTTTATCTGCATTTACTAAGACTCTACTATCATCTATGATAGTTGAGCCTGATATTTTAATTGCCATCTACCGTCTTCGTGTTTCCACTGGGTAATTTCTTTTATTTATCAATGAGACCTCTCAATTCTTCAATTTGTTTCTGTTGGTCTTTAACAACCTCAATCAATAATCCAATCAGTCCATTGTAATTCACAGATTTTGGATCATTATTACTTACAATTTCTGGTAGTACACTTTGATCCTCCCT